GATGCTGGGTTTGTGGAGGCTGAGGGTCCTTTGCAGCGCGGCGATGTGATTTTGATGCAGGTTCTTTCTGACGTTCCCAATCATGCGGCGGTTTATTTGGGCGACGATCTGATGCTGCATCATTTGCAAAACCGCCTGTCTGCCCGTGAGCCCTACGGTGGGTATTGGAAAAAACACACAGCCAAAGTGGTGAGGTACGCGCCATGACCCGCACCGTGATTTTGCATGGGGCTTTGGCCCAACGTTTTGGCAAAACCCACCGTATGGCCATCAGCACCCCAGCTGAGGCCATTCGGGCCCTTGCCGCAAACCACAGTGACTTTGTGTCATTTTTAACGGACAGCCAAAAGGATGGTGTGGCGTACCGTGTGATTGTTGATAAATCCCCAATTGAGGCGGGTGAATTGCACCATCCTTTTTCCCAAAAGGTTCATCTTGTGCCGGTTATCGGCGGGGCCAAAAGTGGGGCTGCCTCTTTGCTGATTGGGGCTGCATTGATTGCCACGGCGTTTTTGTTGCCCGGTGCAGGGGTTGCTTTGTTTACGGTGGCGGGGTCTACTGTGTCTTTGGCATCCATTTCCTTTGCGGTTGGGGTTGGCATGGCCTTAACCGGTGTGGGGTCCTTGCTGGCCCCACAGCCAAAAGCAACTGACCCTGCAGAGGCCCCAGAAAACAAACCGTCCTATGCGTTCAACGGTGCTGTCAACACCACCGCGCAAGGCCAGCCCGTCCCCGTTGGCTATGGACGTTTGATTGTGGGCAGTGCCGTTATCAGTGCGGGCATTCAGGCGGATCAATTATGACCCAGACAAACACCCTTTTGATTGCAGGGGCAGGGGGCGGGGGTAAATCCGGCGGCGGGTCCCAGCGCGTTGCCCAAGAATCACCCGATACATTGCGTTCACGGTCCATGGCCCGCATCCTTGATTTGGTGTGCGAAGGGGAAATTGAGGGTCTGGCCACGGGGGATTTGCGATCGGTGTATTTGGATGAAACCCCAGTGGTTAGCACCAACGGGGCCTATAATTTTACGGGCATCACCATGGACACCCGCAATGGAACGCAAGCGCAAGGCTACATCGCCGGCTTTCCCAGCGTAGAATCCGAAAATGTTGTGGGTGTTGAGGTCAAAGCCTCCACCCCCATCACCCGCAGCGTTTTAGACTCTGTTTACACCCATGCCCGCGTGACCATTGGTATTCCGCGATTGACCCAACAAAACACCAGCAACGGGGACATCACGGGATCATCTGTCACCATGGCCGTTGAGGTCCAACCCAGCGGCGGGTCTTACACTGAGGTTTTGCGCGATACCATCACTGGCAAAACCACCAGCCGTTACCAGCGGTCTTATCGTGTGCCCTTAACAGGGACGGCCCCGTGGAACATCCGCGTGAAACGGATCACCCCAGACAGCACATCATCAGCTTTGCAAGATGCCGTGTATTGGGACACCTACACCGAAATCACCGACGAAAAATTGCGCTATCCCAACAGTGCCTTGGTGGCTCTTTTGATTGATGCCGAGCAATTTTCCAGCATCCCCAACCGTGGCTTTGACATGAAGCTGCTGCGCATTAAAATTCCCACCAACGCAAACGTGCGACCGGATGGCACCTTGACCTATAGCGGTTCGTGGGATGGCACCTTTAAAATTGCATGGTCCAGCAACCCAGCGTGGTGTTTTTATGACATGCTGACCAATGATCGCTATGGTCTTGGGGCGTTTGTGGACGAAAGCCAAGTGGACAAGTGGTCTTTGTACACCATCGGGCGGTACTGTGATGATCTTGTCCCCACGGGATTTGGTGGAGTCGAGGCCCGCTTTACATGCAACTTGTATTTACAAACACGCGCAGAGGCCTATCAAGTTTTGCAAGATATGGCGTCGATTTTTCGCGGCATGACCTACTGGGCAGGCGGTCAAGTCGTGCCGGTGCAGGATGCCCCTAGCGACCCCATCGCGCTTTATACCAACAGCAATGTCGTGGATGGCGCGTTTACCTATACAGGCAGCAGCCTAAAAACCCGTCACACCGTGGCCTTGGTGGCATGGAATGATCCCAACGATTTTTACAGGCAAAAAATCGAATACGTCGAAGACATGGCGGGGATTGCCAGATACGGTGTGATCGAATCCAACATTGTGGCTACGGGATGCACCAGCCGCGGCCAAGCCCACCGCGTTGGGAAGTGGTTGCTGTACAGTGAGACAAATGAAACAGAAACGGTCAGTTTTCGCACGGGGTTGGATGGGATTGTTGTGCGTCCGGGTCAGATCATTCGCGTGCATGATGCAGATCGTGTGGGCCAGCGGCTGGGGGGACGTGTGGCCGCTGCCACCACCACCAGCGTGACGGTGGATTCATCTTTTGTGCCGGCCGCGGGTACCGGCTACACCCTGTATGTCACATTGCCCAATGGAGCTGTAGGAACCAGTCTCGTGGCATCCGTGGCAGGGGCTGTTTTAACGCTGTCACCGGCTTTGGCCCAAGCCCCTGTTGCAGGTGCGTCATGGATGGTTACAAGCGGGGCCGTGCAAGCACAGCTGTTTCGGGTGGTGTCTATCGAGGAAAGCCAAGATGGCACTTTTGCCATCAATGCTTTAAAGCATGATCCCCAAAAATATGCCTTTGTAGAAAATGATCTGAGCCTTAACCCCACGCCTATATCGTTATTGACGTATCCCCCAGACACTCCACAAAACCTGATTATCGAGGAAAGCCTATACCAAACACCGACCGACATTCGGGTGTTGGTGTCGGTGTCTTGGCAGGCCGTCCCCCGCGCCGTGCGGTATAGTGTGCAATATGCCAAAGATGCGGGCAACCGTGTGACCTTGCCAGAAACAGGCAGCAATTTTGCCGAAATTCGTGACGCATCACCCGGGGTGTATACGGTTTATGTCACGGCCATATCGGATACTGGCAAACGGTCTGTCACCAACGCTTTGCAAAAAACGATTTATGGAAAAACCGCGCCGCCAAAGGATGTTGCCTCGTTTGCCTTATCCAGCATTGCAGGGGGCGTGGCCAACCTGACGTGGGATCCCGCCGAAGATTTGGACGTTCAGGTTGGGGGGTCTATACGGATTCGCCACAGCCCAAACACCACCGGTGTGACGTGGAGCAAGGCCATTGATATTGGCCCCGCTTTGCCCGGGTCATCCACAACGGCCACCGTGGCGCATTTGGATGGGACGTATTTTGCCAAGTTTGTGGATTCTAGCGGCAACAGCAGCATAAATGCTGTTTCCGTGATCACAAATGTGGCCAACACCATGAATTATAACGCTGTTCAAACCATCACGGAAGCCGCCCCATTTGCAGGGGCCAAAACCAATACGGCCTATGATTCTGGTTTGACGGCCTTAATCCTTTCTGGCGGTGTGACGGTTGTCCCCACAGGGACCTATGATTTTGCCAGCATTATTGATTTGGGCGGCGTGTACGTTTCCCAAGTCACGGCGGCTGTGACAGCAGAGGGGTTCACACTGAATGATTACATCGGCGCCAGAACAGAGAATGTCAGCACATGGCCATCGATTGCGGGCCAAGTGATTGATGACGTAAACGCAATCTTGCAAGTCAGCGTCACCAACGATAACCCCTCTGGCAGTCCCGTGTGGACCGATTATGCCCCTTTCTTTATTGGCCAGTACGAAGCCCGCGCTTATCGGTTTCGTTTGGCATTGACATCCCAAAACACGGCAAACAATATCGCCGTGAAACAGGCCGTTGTTGTCGTGGATATGCCGGATCGTGTGGAAACGGGCCGCAATCTCACCACCACCACGGCGGCCTATACCGTCACGTTCCCCAATGCCTTTTGGCAAACCCCCGCCATCGGCATCACGGCCCACAACATGGCCACGGGGGATTATTATACCTTGACGGCCCAAAGTGCCACAGGGTTCACCATTCGTTTTTTTAACGCCGCTGGTTCGGGCATTGCACGGACCTTTGATTATTTGGCCAAAGGCGCAGGCCGCAAACTCTAAAAGGAGCAGACTATGTCACAAAATGATTTTTCTATCGCCGATCAGCCCGGGGCCAGTTTTCTCTCAGAGCTGAATAGTCAAATTCAGGCGTTGGCCACGTTATCCTCTGGCCCAACCGCCCCCACCACAACCTATGCTTATCAGTTTTGGTATGACACCACAAACAGCTTGCTGAAAATCAGAAACAGCGGAAACAGCCAGTGGATCACCATCGGCAACCCTGCCACCGATACCAGCGTCGATATGTACGTCAGCAACGCGCTGCGTGCCCGCCTGAACGCCACGGGCTTGGGGGTAGGGGTGGCCAGCCCTGCTTACCCCTTGGATGTTGCGGGGGATATCAATATCACGGGGG